CACGATTAACGGATACCCGGCTAAGTCTGGCTCACCTGGTCGGCTTTACGTTAATTCTGACTACTCCATTCGCGTGCAAAACAAGAATGGAAGTGCGATTTATAGTGCGCCTGCATCTACCGACAAATACAGCAGTGAGCTAATTACGTTTTTGCAGGCTGGCACTGGGGCTGTGCAAAGAAGCGTGCAGGATAAGCTTCGAGAGACTGTTAGCGTTAAAGACTTTGGTGCTGTTGGTGATGGGATTACTGACGATACTGCGGCTATTCAAAATGCCATCAATGCTTGTTTTGCTGGTTCAACTTTGAATTTCCCGCTTGGCGTTTACCTAATCTCTTCAACCATCACGATTGCTACTGCTTCGGTGATGTTGAAAGGCGTCACAACTCCTGAATACGTCACGGTTCCAACTATCAAAATGACAAGTGGATCAAACTTTATGTTTGATTGCACTAGCGCGGGGGCCGTGTTTGAAGGCTTAAAATTTCTTGGCAATGGTGGCGTCTATGGTGCTGGTGGCACTGTAAATGGCGTTCGATGCAGCGCGAATAGCGGAACAGACTGTGACAACCTTTTTAATAATTGCACTTTTGAGTATCTAAACAAGTGCATCGAAATTAAAGGCAAAAATGTAAACGTTTCTGGATGCCTTATTAGCAATTCTTTATATGGTTTGTATCTTGATAGAAATGCCGCTGTTGCTGCTGATTTTCGTGGTGTGTCTGTAACTAGCACTCGATTTCATTCACTTGGCGGCGCATCTACTGCTGCGTATTGCATCTATATAGTTAGCTATGCAACGGAAGCTAACTTTCGAGAACTAATTTTTGTCGGAAATTATGTTGATGATTCTTACGCGGCCATATATGGCTGCATCAACAGCGCCACAATTACCGGAAACATGTTCACTCGAATGCGCGGTGCCGGTTCAACCATTGAGATTGATCTTACAAACTCCACGTTTACGGCCGACTTAAGAAACATTGTTATTAGCGGAAATTCTTTGTTCTGCAATGACACAACCAACACTTCAACTGGAATAAAACTTACTTCAACTTGTTTGCCAGTAATAGCAAACAATGAATTGAATAGGTATCAGTATCATGGGATTTCATTGTCAGGAATTTCTGATTTTCTAGTGACAGGAAATACAGTTTATTTGTGCGGCGCCGCAGCAAGCAACTTATACGACGGAATTAGTGTTTCCGGTACAACGGTATCTCGTGGAATCATAAGCGCAAATAGAATTTCTGGTGCAGGAACTGGCCGAAGTGGTATTTACATTCAATCAACAAACAATCCGGGAACAAACAATCGGAACTTAATTTCCGATAACTACATTAGTTCTTATTCAACACCGATAACCTTGTCTGCAACTAACGTCGCCGTTAGCAACACTTTCGGCGCAGGTGCAGTATTGGATTGCGTGAAAAATAGCGCGTTGGGGGATACTGGAACTTTTACGCTTACGCCCGGTATTGATTCTCCTGTGCAACGTCAAACAGCAAATTTGACAGCTAACGTGACCGTCAATCTGGCGGCATCAAACGTCTATGACGGAGCGTATTTTAGAATCATTAGAACTGGCGGCGGCGCTTTCAACATGAACGTTGTAACTGGTAGTGGGACCGCGGTACTTACTCAAAATCAATACATTGAAACAATCTTTTCCGCTCAAGCTGGTGCGTGGATACCCGTAGCTAAAGGTTCAATCGTTTAAGTAACAAACATTTAAAAGCCATAAATTAGGCAAAAAATGTAACTAAAAATGCAAACTCTGACAAATGAGAAAAGACTCGTGAAATTCGACTCTACGATCAATTTAGGACACCTGCTAACGTTCGTTGGGTTTGTCCTGACTGGCTTTGGTGCGTGGTCTACGATTGATCGTAGGCTCACGGTTTTGGAAGAGTCGAGGCGAGTTCAGGCGCAGATTGATGCCAACCAGGACGAGCGTTTATCGCAATCAATGGGCCAGATTAAGGAATCATTGAGCGATATTCGTCGCAATTTAGAAAAGGTTTCAGACCGGCTAGATAAAAAGTGATTGATCTCACCATAGCAATCGATCTATGCAAACGCTTTGAGGGATTTCGCTCAAAGCCATATCTGTGCCCTGCTGGAGTGCCGACCATTGGCTACGGCTCAACGTATTACCCTGGCGGCAAAAAGGTGACGCTTGATGATGCGCCAATAAGTAATGAAGAAGCGGAAAAGATTCTCCGTCATGAACTTGAAAATACCTATCTTCCTGAGGTGTTGCGGCTGTGTCCTGTGCTAAAGCAACATCCTCGGCGGCTCAATGCCATTGTGGATTTTTGCTATAACTTAGGTGCAGGGAACCTGCAAAGAAGCACGTTGCGACGTCGAATCAATGCTCAGGACTGGCAAGGCGCAGAAGATGAGCTTAAGAAGTGGGTAAAGGCTGGCGGTGTTGTTTTGCCGGGACTTGTTAAAAGGCGTGAGGCTGAAATTGTTTTTATGAAAGGGTAAGCTATGAAAGGTTATAAAACTGTCGTTGTAAATGCAGCGGCTACCATGCTGCCTTTGGTTGATATTTTAGCTAACAGCGGCGCTTTATTTGGTCCGTCAGGTGCTGCGGCTGTGTCATTGCTGGCGTTGGCAAATATCGTTTTGCGCTGGGTAACGACAACGCCAATTTTCAACGAGAAGTAAAAGATGGGCGCGCAATGCGCCCATTTTCTTAATCACAAAGCCCGCCGTAAATAATCAACAGAATCCCAACAAGCGAAACAAAATCAAACTCTCCCATGATTGATCGCCTTTTGATAGGTTTATCAATTATTATTTTGCTTTCTCCTCTAAAGCATATGACTTTCGGCATACATTTATATTTTGTAGCATAAAAATCAATGATTTTCAGGTTTTTTTGGTAGTGGTGCCCACATAATCCAAAATGTTTCGCGACCGTTATACGTGCCATACACGGCGCAACCCAACTTGCTAAGAAGCTGAACTTTGCGCCCTGTAGGGCATGTTTCCATTGGCTGCCAATAGTAATCATGATCTACTACGGCAATGCCGTCTGATGAATTTTTGAGCTTCATCGTGGGTCGTACTCACTCATTGCTGCCGCACGTTCAGCCCGTTTTCGTTCCATTGTCTCCGTTGGTCGACCACCTAACAATGCGCAAGTCAGCGCGATAGATGCCAGCGCAGCCGGTACAACAAGCCCAATTGGACCAAGCAGCAAGCAAGCAAAAGACGGGACGATAAGCGCCCCGCACACCATAGCAACGGTGTGCAAGATGTTCTTATATGTTTTAACGGCTTCAGACTTAATCTCACGCAGTTGTTCCTGCGTTTTGACACAAGGACGATTTTTCATAGCGTATTCCAATCGTTGCGCATGCAAAGACGGCTGAACAGGTGCAGTTTCAGTCGGTTCAATGTACCGAACTTCCACAAATTCAGAAAACTGTACATGGCGTTCGGCTGCTGACTGCGGTCTGATTGAAGTTACGTTCATTTCGTCCCCCCGTCGTATGATTTTCCAAGGTTAGCTGCAATCAGCATATCGGATACGTCGCGGCCTTCAATAACAACATCGGCCAAGAAGTAACCCCACTTACTTACTTTGTGCGTCGTAATCGTGACTTCTTTACCTTCAACCAAGTCTTTCACAAAGTCTTTTGCCGTTTGATAGTTTGCTTGAGTTCTCTCAGGCGTATCAACCCGCGCCAGCCGCAACCGCTGTGCGATTTGCACTTTAAATCCTAAATCAACCAACGCATCTACGGTGTCGCCATCAACTACGTTTGTTATTCTGGCTTTGTACTGGTAGTTCATTTCTCTCCCCTTGCTCGGATGGCATTGGCAGCTTGTGCCGTGTCATAGTGCCCTGAGCACACATCAGCGCACGCCTCCCGCTCGGCAGCAGCGACAAGGACGGCGAAGCGTTCAAACCTGGCGGCCAACCAATCTGTGTGTTCGGCCGAGTATCCGCCGTAAGCAAATTGTTTGGTTACAAGATCAGCTTCCCGCGCCATGCGGATAATATCTTCGCGGTTCATCCGTTCTTCTCCTTCAGCTTGGCTTCGATAGCGCGGCGGGGTGGATGATCATAAAGCGGGATCAAATCCACAAAACCCATGTCGTTGAAATGCTTTTTGCTTCTTGATACATCGCCGCCTTGAGACAGCCACGCCACCGGCTCAACCATCCCGAGGACGCGCTCGGGATGGTTTGGCGGCGACCGATACAGCGCCATGCCAACGGGCAGTAGCCAATCAAAATCGACGGTCTGAATGATGCAGCGGCCTTTTGAATAGCCAGTGACATAGGCCACCGGCTCAACTGGTAAGTAATCCTTAATAGTTGCCTCCATCTCCTGCTGCACATCCGTAAGCCGCTGCATGGATGCTTCGGTTATCGCGGCGCGGAGGGCGTCCGCCAGTAATTTGGTTGTGTGTACATCTACAGGTATTGATGCCCCCGGTTTGAGGTATTTCATTGCTTGTTGCATGGCTTTAATCATTTCACTTTCTTGGCGCATTCCGCGCACCTCCATCGTTTAACGGGACTCTTTGATAGCTTGTAACCACCGCCTTCAACGGGTCTTTCCCGCCAGCAGTTGCTGCACCACTTTTTTGGCGGCACGCTTTTTTCGCTCGTATTCATTCCGTTTCTCTTTCTTGTATTGGACAGATTTTTCAATCCTGCGTTCATCGAGCGTTTGCGGTACATTGTTCACATACTCGGCCCAATTCATGCCATTACCCTCAAGAGAAACTTTGTGAAGTCACTCGGCTCAAACTCGTCCCACCACACGTCCCCTTCGTGCGTACCAAAAAAACTTTCATTGCCTGGGCTGCGTTGCCAACCCAGTTCGTCGTAGTAAATCAATGTGGGACTTGCTGCAAACTCACCCCATTCAACAACGTACCAACCGGGCTTAATGGGTTCCTCTTTTGTTGCGCTGATCTTCATTCTTCTCCCTTTCTTGCTTTTGCCGCCATTCTCTTAAAGAGATGTAGGCCGCGTTATACAAGTTGCCAGATTGAATCGCCCAAAACTCTTTTGATACATCGACCAACATTAACAAAGCGTTTAATTCTTCTTCACCAACAATAAATTTTTCATTTTTAAACGTATCTCTAATGTTGCACAGTGCAATTCCAGCAGCTCGACAAACCGCCATAACTCCTTCGTCTTTTTTTGCATTAGCGGCCAACAATAACAAGTCTCTAGTGTCTAGCATTACATCAAACTGACTTGGCCCTGCGTGCCCGTTTTTAAATGCCTGATAAGCAATCAAAGTAGATATTTCCGACTCTGGCATGGTGAGTTGAGCCACCATAACCGGCATGACTGCCGGTCTGATTTTTCTATTGCTCCGTTTTCTCACGCTGGCACCATCATAAGAACTGGCACGCAAGCCATGCACACTAAAAACACGGCAGTGTCACGGTCTGCTGCAAGAATCCATTTTTTGCCGAGTTGCAACACACTGCGAACCCAACCTTTGCGTTGGTGAATTACTGCGCGACGATCAACATAATCACGCATTGGATAAAGCTTTACCGCACGACGGGCCAACTGTTGCTTTGTTTTCATGTTGCCTCCCTGTGTCTGCTGCAAGTAAGCCCCAGAAGGGGCGGATTTGTTACCAACCAAGCCGGGTCATTTCTTCCTGCATCGTGTCATGCAGTTCGTTCAGATTGCGAGCCAACTTCGCCAGCTTGTCAGCTTCAAAACTGGTCATTTCTACCGTGTAATCACGGTCACGAACAAAGCGCATGACTTCTGTTTTTTCGGTCAGGCTACGCTCTGCGCGTATCATGAACATCGGTTCAGATTCGGTGTTAATCGCATCGCACTGAACGTCGAATGCTGCATCTGCAACAGCGTATTGTCCCCAATTATAAAAGTCATAAAACTCATCAATAAATGCTTCCAGCTTGGCAATACCGGCCTTGGTCAATTTGACGTCTGACACAAAAAAACCTTCGGGGGCAGTGATCTGGGTGAAATCAAGTGTTTGCATGGTGCAGCTCCTTGGTTGGTGTTGCGTTGTTGATGTGTTCATATTACGCACAATGAGCGCATGATGCAAGTGTTTTTCACAACAAAATGTAAAAAAAGTGTTGAGGCAATAAAAAACCCGCCTTGTGAGCGGGTTAGTTGTTGGTGAAATAGGGCTTTCTTAACGCGCCATGACAGCGCCCCGCCCCGTAACACCAACACGGCTGGCGACTGACTATCTGGCTCACCGCATCCGAAGAATACCTCTAGGCCTAGGGCTTCGGACTATTTATGAGCTTAACAAGGCTTCGCGCTGCCTCATGCTTCAATCGCCATGCGTGTTAGTTGTTGGCAGGCGCGAATCCAACGCGCTTAACGAGTAATTCAGGCGTCCCATTTTCCTCGTGACTGTCGTTTGCCACCAACAAAAAAGCAAACCGGAAAAACCGAGTTTTCATCCCCATGAAAGTTTAAGGATTCCCGATTTGCTTATTTGTTGGCGCTGCGAAGGCAATAGTCTGCCTTTGAGCATCATCAAAGCCTTTAGCTACTATAACAAAATCGCCAATGCTTGCAAGGTAGGAAATCCAGTCTTTTTGTTCTGGCGAGACTGAGCCGCCTTTTGTGCGCTTCATCTCCACCCACACCCGCCAAGCCGGGATGTAAAGGTCTGGCACACCCTTTGACACGCCCTCGGCCTTAAGCCTGCCCGCCACGCTTGGCGATCTGGCTCCGCCGTTAGGGATGGCGAACATCCTCACGCCTGGGTAGGTCTGTCTGAACCATCGGACGAACTCGCGTTGTTCTTCATGTTCTGAGGGGATGCGCTCAGTCATATTCGCCTTTAAGAATCTTTTCAATTTGTTCTAGTTTCATTTTTAAATCCACGTTTTCCCACATCATTTTTCTATAGCTGTCCCATTGCCTTTCTGACCGCTCGCGCTCGGCAGAAAGCAATCTTTCGAGCCGCTCCATCTGTAACCGCTCTTTCTTCGTCATTGCCATGATCTAGTCATCACCCGGTAAAATTTGCCGTCTTGTTTGTAAGTGATGGCAGCAGGCGGCGCGCCTTTGTTCATGGCGTCAGCTATGCCATCAAGCGATGATTCCTCGGTGTTCGGCGCACAGCTTTGCCGCTTTGCCTCTACAAGCCGCTCAAGCGCCTTTTGACCCGCATATCCTTCGTGGTTGATAGGCAAGTATTCGGTGATCGGTTTATCGCTCAAAGCCCCGTAATACGTCACGGCAAGCATTTCCTTGCCAGATGCCTTGCTCACATGCTTTCGCCAATTCCATTCTGTTACCTCAAGCTCCTGGGCCTCGATGCCCATGATGTCATCATCACGTAAGGTAAAAGTTTTTACCTTAGGCTCTGGAAACAAAAAACCACATGCAGAACAAGACCTTGCAGATATAGCGCAAAGTTCTGAACAGTTGTCGCATACTTTTACAGGTGCCTCGCCTTCGCCCGATCCCGCTTTTTTCGGTGGCTGAACTGCCGTAATCGGGCCGTGAGTTTCCACCACACCAGCAAAGTCCAGCACCAGGCAATGGTCGGTGTGACTCTTTGGCCTCATGCCTCGGCCTGCCATCTGCACATACAGGCTTGGGGACATGCTAGGCCGTAACATGGCGATTAGGTCAATGTCAGGATAATCAAAGCCGGTGGTCAGCACATTGGCATTGGTTAGGGCGCGGAGTTTGCCTGCCTTAAAGTCCGCAAGAATTGCGGCCCTTTCCGCTTTGGGCGTGTCGCCAGTCACACAAGCGGAGGCGATTCCGTACTCTTGCAAGACCTCGGCCACATGGCGAGCATGAGCAACGCCAGTGCAGAAAAATAACCATGCTTTGCGATCCTCTGCCCTGGCTATCACCTCACGCACCACGGCGTGATTCTGGTCGTCGGTATCAACTGCGCGCTGTAGATCGGCCTCGATGTACTCACCGCCACGTTTTTTGACCTTGGACACATCGAGTCGCGCCCCGGTTACTTTGCTTCTCAGCTTGGACAGGTAGCCCCGAAACACCAACTCCTCGATGCTTACCGGCTCGATAAGATCGGCAAAGATTGCCGGTGCGTCGGTGATAAGGCCATGCCCGAGGCGGTAAGGCGTAGCAGTAAGCCCCACCACTCGCAACGCCGGGTTGATAGCTTGCAGCTCTGACAGAAAGGTTCTATATCCGCCTTCGTTTTTATGATTTACAAGGTGGCACTCATCAATACACACCAGGTCAATGTGTCCGACCAAATGCGCACTAGTGTGTATTGATTGAATACCGGCAAACGTGATCGGCTCGCCCAAGTCTTTACGCCCAATGCTGGCCGAGTAAATCCCCATTGGCGCACCAGGCCAGTGCTGGCGCATCTTTTCGGCGTTTTGCTCGATCAACTCTTTAACGTGCGTGAGCATCAGCACCCGAGTATCGGACCACTTTTGCAAAGCGTCCTTGCACAGCGCCGCGACAATGTGGCTCTTGCCTGAGCCGGTAGGCAGCACTAGGCAAGGGTTGCCCTCGTTGCCTGCGGCGAACCAGGCGTACAGTTGATCGATGGTGCGTTGCTGGTAGTCGCGCAGCATTAAAGTACATGCCTCCACGTTTCATAAGCCAGAATTTTTTCAATCGTGCGCTCATGCACGCCCCATGCTTTCGCAAGTGCCGCATTCGAGTATTTTTCTGTAATTTCCTTTCTAAGTTCAGCGCGTTTTTTTGCGGCATCTCGAATTGATTGGATGGCAATTGGCGGGATTTTTGCCTGCGGCAAATCAAATCCGCGCTTGCAATGCGCCCCTGGGTTAATTAAATATTCATCTCTTGTCATTTAATAATCCTCCCCCCGATTTCGCGCATTTCCTGCACAAACTTATCCGGGTTAGAGCACATCGAAGGATTCGCCAGAATCTCCTTGCTAGTGAATGTGGTTTCGTTCGGATCGCCGTTTGCCACATCCTTGCCGTCAATCACATAAACGGCAGTCATTGCGTCCGGGCCTTGCTTGATCTGCCATGGGACAAGATGAGGATGCAAAACATGGCCTTCGCAACCTTGACGCTGCCAATCAACAGGAACCGTTTCTCCATCATGTCTGGCGCAAGTAAATGAGCTGTCAGTCGTGGATGTAGAGTGCGCGCAGGTGCGGCAATTTACTTCTTTGGTAGTCTTTGTTTTGTGGCAAAACTCATGTGCCGGGCAAAACTTGCACTGATACCAGCTAGGGTC